ATAAGTTACGTGATTATAAAAATGGTAATCCTATTTTAATAGCAAATAATTTTTCTTATGCAAGATTTTATGATAGAAAAAGAACCATGGAACTAAATGTGGAATATGATAATGAATAACAACAGTTATATAATGTCAAACAGTCGCATTTATGAAACAGATAGGCATTATATACAAATTCACAATCATAGCAAAATATAAGTTTGACGGACATAAGCCATTCTATGTAGGACAACACTTTGGGTCAGATGGTTTTGATAATTATACAGGCAGCGGAGCTATTTGGACAGATTTTATTACAAGACTTAAATCAGACTTTCCTACTTGTTGGAGAAAGCTAATAAATAGAGAAATTTTGTATCAAAGACCTTGTTCTCAACGAGTTCTTGATAAAATGGAAGAGTATTATATCAAGAAAGAAGAATCTCATTACTCATATCAGATGGGAGGAACGAATGTTTTATGGGGCAGTGCTAACAAATTCGGTTCAGGTAGTCCTTCAAAAGACCCATTGGTTAGGAAGAAAATTTCAAAGTCAAGAAAAGGAAAATGCTCAGGAGATGAGCATTTCATGTTTGGTAAACACTGGGATGAACGAACAAAGAAAAGAAATTCTGAATCTAATATAGGAAAGCAATCTGGTAATAAACATTGGAATTACGGCAAGAAAAATTCAGAATATGTAAACAGAAGAATCTCAGAAACTAATAAAGGAAATAAATATTGGTTAGGAAAACATCATACCGAAGAAACTAAAAATAAATTATCAAAATATTTCATAGGTAAAAAATGGAAAGAAGAATCTAAAATTAAAATGTCAAAAAGCATATCTGGAAATAATAATCCAATGTTCGGCAAGGTTAGAATAAATAATGGTAAAGTTAATATTACTATAAATAAAGGAGACGAAATACCAACTGGTTTTGTATTAGGGATGTTAAGATATGAAAAGAAAACCAAGAACAATTTCTGATTCAGATTTGAGAGATTTGTTAATCAATCCTAAATTGAATAAGAGGGGTCAATATGTGTGCGACTGTATTTTTTGCGGTAAAGAGAGACACATGTATGTTAGCAAGCAAACTCAGTTGTTTGATTGCAAAAAATGTGGGGAGTACGGCAGTATTTACAAACTTTTAAAACAGCTTGATAAAACTTATTTATTGGGCGGTGCTACCATAGAAGTTAGGGAAACCATTAACAGTTTACGTTCTATGTTGGAAGATGAGCTTGAGGGCGATGAGGTTGAACTTAAAGAGCTGCCTGTTATACGTATGCCCGCAGGTTGGAAAGTTTCATTAGCAAGCACGGAATACCTTAAAAATCGTGGAATAACTTCTAAGGATTGTAAGCGTTACAATATAGGAGCTACTTCATTGTTTCGTAAATTTGAAAATTATGTTTTAATTCCTATTTATGATAATGGCGAGATAAGAGGTTTTGTTGGTAGATATGGAGCCAAACAAGTACCCAATGATAAATTAAGATATAATAATAGTATTGGAACAACGTTTTCAGAATTGTTATTTGGATATGACGAAATAACTGAAAAGACTTCAACTGTTATTTTAGTCGAAGGTATTTTTGATAAAATTGCGGTTGATAAATTTTTAAGACTTTGGGATGATGAAGATATAAAATGTGTTTGTACCTTTGGAAAAAAAATTTCACCCGAACAATCAAAAAAGTTAAGGTTGAAAGGAGTCACAAACGTTATATTGTTATATGATTTTGACGCTATCAAAGATATTAAAAGGTATGGTTTGGAGCTTGAAAATTATTTTGTAACAAGTATAACTTATACAATGAAAAAGGATATTGATGAATGTAGCAAAACCGAAGCAATGGACGTTTTCGCTAATTTACAAAAACCTAAAGAGTTCAATACAGATGTAATAGGTAAATTAAAATAATTGTGAAATGGGAACGAATAAAACAAGAAACCTTTCAGTTGCGGAATACTTTCTTGCTATACAGAAAGAGTATTTAATTGCTGAATTCAGAAAAAAAATTTATTTTAGCCCCAATGATAAAGCGTATTATCAAAAGGTGATGAATTATAAGGTTGAAAAGATAAATGATATCGCAAGCAGAAATCGTTTAGATAGTATTTTGAACAATTCTGAAAGGATGGAAGAGATGAGGGGTGAATTGTTCGATAAACTTGGAAAACCTAAATTTGAAATGAATAAAACCGATTTGGAAAATTATTATGCTATCGGAAATGATTTTTCATTTAGGGGCGACATTTGGATTTTAGACCAAATTAATGAAGATGAAACTTTAATTCTTTATTCGGCAAAGTTACAAGAATATGAAACTGCTAATAAAGATGAAATTTGTAGAATTTTATAGTATTGACGTAACACAGAAATAGTTGGGTTTGCCTGGGGTTTTTCTTAACAATAGTTAAATCTTTGGGTAAACCCAATAATTTTTTACTAAAAATTTTGCCGTTTAAAAAAAAGGTATTAATTTCGTAGCAGAAATTGTAAATAAAATCGTAAATCAAATGGGTAAAAATATCAAAATATCTGAGAAACTTTACTTCAGATACGAATATCTTGCTAATAGATATGCCAGCAAAATTTTCTCCTATGAGGAATTATCTTTTGAATTTGAAGATTTAGTTCAAGAATTCAAGATTAAAATTTTCACTTCAATTAAATCTTACGGAAGGCGATGGGCCAAATATCGCAGAAATGAAGCCACAAAACCAGTTCCCATTAAATACTATTTGGAAGCAGCTTGTTCTAATAAGATGCGTGATTTCATGAAGTATATAAGTCGGGAAAACTACAAAATGAGAATTGACGACATACATTATGATTATGGAGTTGAAGATGATACCAATATTTCACCAGAAAAAAACAAATTTATAGTAAAAGGCGTTGACCTTTTGGAAGGATTGACGGGAAAAGAAAGAGCGGTTTTCAGTCTTTTCTTGCGGGGTTACAATACAAAAATTCTTAACAAAGTTTATTTTAACAATGATGAGAAAAAAATGAGGAAACAAGTGATTGATAGTGGGGATGAACCTTTTACTGTAGCAGATATAATAGAGATGCAAAAGAGTTATTTGATTCAAAAATACGGCAGTGATTTACTACAACAAAGAAAAGTTTATTCAAGCTACAATTTAGATGAAGAATGACAAATAATAACAAAGTTTTAATAGTAACAAACAATTTTAAATCGTAAAAAAATGGCAACAAAATTGAATGCAGCAAATGCAAAAAGAGTGAAAGCATTAGGAATTAATGCGAAAACTGAAGAAGAAGCACGTGAACAACTGCTTGAAATCCTTACCAGTAATGGTATTGACGGAATGGAAGAAGAAGACACCGACACCTTGGTTGAGATTGCTGAGTCTTTCGTTGAAGAAGTTGAGGAAACTATTGACCCTGAAGAAGCTGAAAACGATGATTTGGCTGAAGAAGTTGAAGAAGAAGAAGCTGAAGAGGATGACGAAGAAGAAGCTGAAGAAAGCGATGACTTTGATGGAATGTCAAGAGCGGAGTTGAAAGACTTTATTAAGGAAAATGACCTTGACGTAAAAGTTAAAAAGTCTATGTCTGACGATGATATCCGTGAAGCAATCCGTTCCTCAGTTGAGGAAGTAGAAGAAGAAGTTGAAGAAACTCCAAAGAAAGCTGCTCCTGCTAAGGAAAAGAAACCTGCCGCTGCTAAGGAAAAGAAACCTGCTGACAAAAAAGTTGGAAAACGTGGGACTAAACTTGACCCCAAAAACAATGAAGAAGACAGACAACATTTTGCTCCCTTGAAAGAGCTGTTTCCTGAAAGTGAATACGCATATTCTTGGGTTGCGTCTGCTGGAGTGACTATCAAACATAAAGGGAAAAATTCTCAGCGTTCTATGGTTCTTGTTGAAAATTGTTCTCTTCAGGCTGATGAATCAATCAAGTGTAATCTTTACCTGCTTACTTTCACCAAGTCAGTTGAAATTTTGGACAAAGCAGGAATTGAATATGAAATTTGCTGGAGTGGTGCCCCACTTTTGAAAGCAATCACCCTTGAAGAAGCGGTTGAAGTTATCGAAAGTTTGATGGAACATATCACCGCCACGGTTCAGAAAATCGACAAAAAGTTGGGAGAAAACCGTAAAAAGATGGAAGAAAATCTGAACAAGAAATCACCTTCAAAGAAAACTGCCGCTAAGGTGGAAGAGCCTGAAGAAGTGGAAGAGCCTGAAGAAGATGATGAAGAAGCAGAAGAAGCTCCAAAAAAGCCTGCTAAAAAAGCGGTTAAAAAACCAGCAAAAAAGACGACAAAAAAGAAATAATTGACTTGTTGTTTTAATAGAAAGGAGAGCATGAAAATGTTCTCCTTTTTTTATCGCACAGAGTTATCTAACATAGTTATAAAGCGAGAAAATAAAAGAAGATATAAATATAAAGTTGATTAATTATGAATCGTGAAATTGATGTTAATAACGTTCTTGTTCCTGAACTTGGGGTAGCAATTACAGAGAGTTTTTCAGAAATGTATCCTGTTATGAATTGGTACATTTTCAATAAAAAAGATTTTGAAGAAAGCCGTGATGGTGAAGTTAAAGAAGTTCTTGATTTTAAGACACAGTTATTGAATCCATATCGTAGATGCGTTGGCGGATATAAAAGAGATATAAACATTTTCTTTTTATTGGCTGAAGCAATGTGGATAGCAACTGGCAAAAAGGACGTACATTTTTTAACAATGTTTAATAAAAGGATGTCTGATTTTTCTGACGATGGAAAAACTTTTCACGCACCATATGGTTACCGATTGAGACATTGGGGAATAAGGACTGAAGATTCATTTATTGATGACGTATTTTTGGAAGCATCTAAGGGGTATGACCAAGTAATTGATGCAATAAGATTATTTTCAGAAAATCCAAATTCACGTCAAGTTGTTTTATCTATTTGGAACCCAAACTTTGATTTAGGGTATAAAACGAAAGACATACCTTGTAACGATATTATCATGATGAAGATAAGAGATGGTAAATTGATTACAACAATTCAGAATAGAAGTAATGATTTGCATTGGGGATTGCCGACAAATATTTTCCAATTCAGTTTTTTAACCGAGTTAATGGCTGGAGCTTTGGGAATAGAGCTTGGAACGCAAACTCATAATTCTCAAAGTCTTCACATTTATAAATGGAATAAAACGGCAAAAGTAATGAATGATATTTTTGTCAAAGAAAGGGATGGAGAAGAAGTTGTTGGTGATATGTATAAAAATTACGGAGCTAAGGAAATAAAAATTGATTTCAACTTCAGTCATGAAATTCCTGTAAATCGTTTCCGTGAGATTGAATATAATCTTCAAACTATAATTAGAAATCTGTTCAGGATATGGAGCGGAGATACTGAAATGGAGGATGAAATCCAGCAGTTAGCAAACTTTTCTTCATACCTTTATAGTTCTTATCAGATATTGAAAATTTATTTGAATTACAAGGTTAAAATTGCTTATGCTGAAAACGATACTGAAAAAGATGTAGCAAGACATATAGCAATTTCTGATATTGAAGTATTGGAAGCTGACACCGAAAATTACAATTGGGACGTGTTTATGCTTGCTAAAAACTTTTTTGTTTCAAGGTTATCTAATGAAATGGAACATGAGTATTTAGGAAAATTGTGATTATGACAGATAGTTTATCAAATTGGATAGAGCTGAATAAAATGGAAGTATCAGAGTCAAAAATGGATGACTCTGATATTATTTCCATAAAAGATTTTGGAACGTTTTTATATCTTCATTCTTTTGACGGTAAAGTTATTGATGAAGATTTTGCTTTTATGCTTTCCGATGAAGAGTTTGATATTTTAGAAGAAAACAGGGTTGATTTTGTTTTATTTGAGTTTGGTTCTAAGTTTTATTATTCGGGAATAAAGAAAGATAAAAACCGATACAATGAAATGATATTTAAACCTGAATTCAACGATTTCAAATATATCGGAGAAACCAGTGAACCGTTCATAATGGATTTTGCTCATTTAGGAGTTCATTCTGAATATGAAATGATGAACGGTTCGGGTTCTGCTGAACTATGGGTAAAAAAAGGAGCTTTTTTGAAATGTAAAGCACTTGGTATTTGTGATAAAAATACCATGGCTGGGACTTTATCATTTCAGGCTGCTTGTGAAAAGAAAGGAATTAAATCTATAATTGGTGAAACTGTAGTTGTAGCAAAAGATTATTCAAAAGACAAATCAAATCAGGAAATATTTGAATTGAAATTATATGTTTTAAATTATGAGGGTTGGAAAAATTTGTTACTCATAAATAAAGCTGTAAACGTTGAATACAATGGTTTCATTCCAGATGCGATACTTTATACATTAGGTAAAGGACTTTGCTGCGTAGTGCCGAAGGAAAGCGAATTCAATCACGTTAAGGATGACCGAAAAGAAGCGGTTAAATTAATAGCTAAATACAAGAAAAGTTTTGATAAGGTTTTTTATCAAATTGATACTGTTGAATTCAATTCCCAACAATTATTTAAAAAACATCTTGAAAATTTAGATACCTATTTATGTAATTATTGTAAACTGTTAAAACCGATATTGATTAATGATTCATTTTATCTTGATAAAGAAGAAAGCGAATTGAAATCAATGTTAAATAAAATCAACAAAAAAGTTTATCCTGAATCTGAAGACCAATATTTTAAAAGCGTTGGCGACACCATTAATTCTTATTCAGAATGGATTGAGAACGTAGAGCCTTTGTTTGAAGCTATCACAACTGGTATAATAAATGTTTCTGAATTTGTCGATGAAGTAGATTTCAAGATAAATACAGGAGAGCGTAAATTGCCTCATTTTGAGGTAGATGATGTTAATGAGTTATTTTTTAAAGAGTTGGAAAAGGGGATAAATGAAAGGTTGGGGCATTTACCTTCAAAGAAGTTGAAAATATACATGGAACGTATTGAAACAGAATGTTCTGTTATAGTTCCCAACGGCTTGGTTGATTATTTTATGATACTTTGGGATATAATAAAGTGGTGTAAAGATAATGATATAAATGTAGGAACAGGACGTGGTTCTGTTTGCGGAAGTTTAATTGCTTATTGTCTTCATATTACTGATGTTGACCCATTGAAATACGGATTAATGTTTGAACGTTTTTTAAATGAAACACGTGTTTCTGGAGAGCGTGCAAAAAGTGCAGACTCAATGCCTGATATTGACGTTGACTTTCCAACGGAATATAGGGATGCTGTTAAAGAATATGTGAAAATGAAGTACGGATATGATTATACATGTTCTATTGGTACTTACACCAGAATGAAATTGAAAACCTGTATAAAGGATTTTGGAAAAGAAAAAGGACTTTCATTTGACTTTACGAATAAACTAACAAAGGATATTGATGACCAAATTGATTACACTTGGGGAGATTTGATTGAATATGCTACAAAATCAAAATTTTTATTCAAATTTGTACAAGATTATCCAGATATTGTTCATTTAACAAAATATGCTTTATTACAACCCAAAGCGGAATCAGTTCATCCATCAGCTTTGGTTATAGTTCCTAAATTTACTATTGACGGTAAAAATAAACCAATAGACCTTTGGGAATGGATGCCTGTTAAAAAAATTGATGGAGTTTTAGTTTCGGAGTGGGAAGGTAAATATATTGATAAATCAGGATTTTTAAAAGAAGACATTTTGGGGCTTTCACAGCTTGATAAGTTTAAAAGCATATTGAATTTAATAGAGCGAAATTATAACAAAAAAATTGACGTTAATAAAATTCCATTAGATGACCCAGAAACATTTAGGTATTTTAAGAGAGGTTGGAATGAAGACGTTTTCCAGTTTGGAACAACTGGATTAATGAACTATTGCAGGCAAGTTAAACCTGATACACTTGAAGAGCTTATTGCTATGACCGCATTATTCAGACCTGGCCCAATGGAAGTCAACGCTCATAGTGATTTTGCTGATATAAAAAACGGTAAGAAAAAACCTGATTATGATTTTGGGATGGAAGAAATAACCAAAGAAACGTTTTCATTGTATGTTTATCAGGAGCAAATTATGAAAGCAGTTGTGGTAGGCGGTTTGACAGAAGTTGAATCTGATATACTTCGTACCACTATCAAGAAAAAGGATATGAAGACCTTGAGTTCATATGGCGAAAAGTTTAAAAAAGGTTATGCTGAATTATTAAAGAAAAATGATATTGATGATTCAGAAAATTACGCAAAAACGGTTTGGGATAAATTACTTGCTTTTTCTGGATATGGTTTTAATAAATCTCATGCTGCCGCTTATTCAATTATGTCTTATTGGAGTCAATGGTTTAAAGTTAATTATCCATTAGAATTTTGGACAACTGCTTTTCAATTTTCAAGAGAGGCAGAAGTTCCATACCGTTTAGCGGAATTGAAAAAAACAGGTGTTGAAATTGAAGTACGTCCACCAGATGTTAATTTTTCCGATATAAATTTCACATGTGACCATAAAGAGCAGAGAATATTCTTCAGTTTGACGAAGATTAAAGGAGTTGGAGAAGTGGCGGTGAAAAATATTATGGAAACAAGGCATAATGGAGGCAAATTCTTCAGCTTGGAAGAGTTTGTTAATAGAGTACCTTCAAAAGTGAATAAAAGTGTTATAAAGTACCTTATAATTTCTGGAGCGTTTGATTTGATTGAAAATATAACCAATCCGAGAGATAGGAGAAAGTTGTTGATAAAATATCTTGAAACCAGAGGTGATACGCTGCCTGAAGAATATAACATTGAAGATTCAAAAACTAATGCTTTTTGGATTATTGAACAGAAGCGTTTAACTGGATTTGGTGAAGTAGATTATGAAAGTATGATACGTGATGCTATACCTAACAAAAGGGTTGCTAAGTTATATGTTAATGATAATGAATTTTTGTCCACCAGAATTAAAACAGAAGTAACGGTTGCTGGTAAATTAATTTATTATAGGGAAAAATCCATAAAGAGCGGAACAATGTGCACTTTGAATATAGATTGTAATAACACAATTATTCCTGTTTTAATGTGGCCTGACGCTTTTGAAAAAATTGATGAAGAAATTGCTAATTTAAAAGGATGTATCGTGGCCATAAACGGAATTGTTGAGAATGATAAATTTAAAAATGAAAAGAAATTGATGAGTACCAGTAAAACAAAGTTATATATCGTATCTGAATATAAAACAAAAACCACTAAGTTTGAAGAGTGGAGAAATAAGAAAGGGTAATTGTAATGAAAGAGTTTGTAAATAAAATTGTATCACTTGATAATATTAGACAGTGGGAAGAAAGAGATAGCGTTATCAAAGAAAGCGTTTCTCAGCATTCGTTTAAAGTATCTGCAATATGCGTTTTTCTATTGGAAAAAGTTAAAGATTTTCCATCTCAATTCATAGAGTTTAAATTGAAATGCGTTGAATATTCCATTCTACACGATTTTGATGAATCAATTTTAGGTAGGGATATAAGTCACGTTGTTAAATATAATGAATTCAACGGTTCTGATATTCGAGAAACGCTTGATGAATTTGTGGGACACAGTTTACAAAAATTAGGGTTGGATTATTTGTTTAATAGTTTTGAAGACAGAGATGTTAAGACGTTTTGTAAATTATGCGACTGGATTGGACTTTACACTTTCATATCAAGAAATGAAGCCATGGGCGTTAAAACGTTTGAAAC